AAGCAATTTGGCATACCCATTCATTTGAAATTGAAGGATTCCTTAGTTATCCACCGATAATCACTCCGAGTGACTTGAAGGTTGTTAATGAGTATGCTGTTTCTAATATGACTGGAACTATTGTTGAAACTGATCATGTGTCGGAGTACGTAGCTACTGATGATGATTTTGCTGCCCATTTTGAAGAAGATTTGAAGGACAAATCCCACACGGGGATGGTGAGGTAAGTAGTACTGTTAAAAGAATTAGTCCTGTTGAGAATTTTGGTTCAGTGTTGTATTGGTTGATTCGTCTTATAACTGGGATAGTGTCCTAGCAATCAAACGAAGTCACGAGTTTAAACAACTCGAGAGGAGTGTGTTGAAGTGAAAATGCTCAGTGCAGGCGTCTATGTTAGCGAGTTAGATTTCTCTTTCTACGCTATGGAATTGGCGTCCTCTATCTTCGGTATTGTTTGTACCGCAGATAAAGGCCCGATAAACGAAGTTACGTTGATAACGAACGAGAATGACTTGGTGAGTACCTTCGGTCCTCCCAATACGTCTAGTTACGGACTTTTGTCCGCTATTCGTTATCTGCGCAAAGGTAGGGCGTTGAAGGTTGTGCGTGTCGCTGGTTATGGGTACGCCACAGCTTCTGCGTCTATCTTGAATGAGTACGGTTACCAGGCATTGACTGTTTCTGCTACATCTGATGGATCGTGGGGCAATGATGTGGCTGTCAGAGTAGCTGCTGGAACAAGTCAAGGGTTTAATGTAACTGTGTATTATCAGGACGGGGCTGTCGAAGCTTTCAATGATGTACTTCTCGGTCCAAGTACAAATGATTACTTCATTGAGAAACGGATCAACGGTGTAAGCAAATACATAACCATCACGGTTGTGGATGCTACTGTTGGTTTGGCTACGGGTCTTTCTGACCTCTCTGGTGGTGATTCTGGGTCTACGGTTACAGCTAGCGATATTGTTGGCGTCAGCTCTGGCTCTTCGAAGACTGGTCTGAAAATGTTTTCGAATGGCGAGACAGTTGACGTAAACATGTTGGCTGTTCCAGGTTATGACAAGATGGTAGACCCTGCAGACCAGCAAGATGTGCTTCGTGAGGGTCTGCTAGCTACTTGTGATCCTGCGGCTGGTGGTCGTGGAGACTGTGTGGCATTGATCTCTTTGCCGTACGGGTTAACTGTGCAGGAAGCTATTGATTGGCATAATGGTAATCTTGCTGGTTATCTTGATCAAGCAATCAATAGTAGCTATGCAGCTTTGTATTGGCCTTACTTGAACGTGTTCGATTCTTATTCGAACTCGGAACTTTGGATACCGTCTGAAGGTTCCGTGGCAGGTATTTGTGCCTTTACTGATGCTACCCGGGAATTGTGGTTTGCACCTGCAGGTTTGCAGCGTGGCAGACTACAGGACGTGCTTGACATTGAGTATTCTCCTGATCTTGGTCAACGGGATGCACTCTATGGTGGGTTAAGTCGTATTAATCCGTTTGTTAACTTCGAAGTGGATGGAATTGCACTTTGGGGTCAGCAGACTGCGTATCGCGCTAATTCTGCTTTGACTTCTCTCAATGTTCGTCGGTTGATGAACTATGTTGAGAAAGTTTCTGCTACTGCGGTGCGGTACTTGGTGTTTGAGCCTAATGATTACGCTACGTGGGCTCAGTTCCGTAACATCCTTGACCCTGTGTTTCGTAATATTAAATCCCGTCGTGGGTTTTACGATTATAGGATTATTTGCGATGCGACCACAAACACTCCTGCAAGGATTGATAAGGGAGAGATGTGGGGTAGAATCTTAGTGAAGCCCACCAGAGCTGCTGAGAAGATTGCAATCGAATTTGCAATCACTGCCACGGGTGCATCGTTTGATGAGTTCGCAACTGTCGCGTAAGTTAACAAAGAAAAGGAGAATGTGTCATGCCTATAGATCTAACTCCCGATAGGATCGGTGGTGGTGGTAGCTTTGAAGTTATGCGTAAGAACATCTTCGAGGTTATCATTGATGGTATTACTGCAGATGATATGCGAATAGCCTGTGTGGGCTGTCCATTTCCGAAATTCAACGTTACGGAAATGGCTATGCCTTACAAGAACGTAACTATCAAATTAGCAGGTAAGTCTAACCTTGAACAGGACTTTACCCTACGTCTGCGTGATGTTGTGGATGGTAACGTTCGCAATGCATTGTGGGCTTGGTCGCAGCTGGTCTTCGAAATAGCTACCGGTAAGATTGGTAGACAGAGTAGTTACAAGAAGGACGGCACTTTGTTCATGGCTGGGCCTGATGGTGGGGATGAGCAACAATGGAAAATGATGGGTATTTGGCCGAAGACTATCGATTTTGGTGAAGGATCAGCAGATGATGCTGCACCAGTTGAGATTAGTTGTACGTTGGCCGTTGATATGATTGACAAGGTCTAGTGTTTTGATTGTGGACTGTCTCCGGTGCATTCCGGAGACAGTCTTTAGTGTGTTCATTTGATAAGGAGATGTGCTGTGAGTTCTAACAATAATAGTGCGGGTGTTCCGACGGTTGTGAGTTTCCCTGTTGAATTGCCCAGTGGTGGTTTTCTGTACACTGATGAGACCCTGAAGAAAGGTATTCTTAATGTGCGCAGAATGACCGTTGCTGAGGAAGAATTACTCGGAGCTCAGAAGGACTCTGATCGTATTGTGGTTCTTGATACGATAATCAAGCGGTGTCTCATTGAGAAGATACCGTATGATCAATTGCTGGTAACAGATAAACTTTACATTCTGTTCGCTTTGCGTCAGTGCTCATATGGTAATGAGTATAAGATGACTGTGAAGTGCGATGAGTGTGCAACACAGTTTTCACATAGTCTCGAATTTTTCTCGTCCTTCAAGATTCGTGCACTTACAGAAGATGATGCGAAAGAAGGCGAACCATATACAGTAACACTTCCGTTGTCAAAGGCTAAAGTGGATTTCAGAATGTTGCGTGTTGCTGATGAGGATTTGGTTACGAAGTATGGTAAACGTCAGATGCAACGAAGTGCTAAGGGTATCGGTGATCCGACTTATTCTTATCGGCTTGCTTTGCATATAGTCAATGTGAATGGGGAAGCTTTGGACGTTACTAAGCGACTGGAGTTTGTGAAATCCCTGATAGGCAAGGACTCGGCTGTTTTTAAGAATGCTGTCGAAGAGAAACAGTCTGGAGTTCGAATTGACTTGGAGATTGAGTGTCCTTCTTGTGGAGCTGTTTTGAAGAAACTTCTTCAGTTTAACGAAGAGTTTTTTCGTCCAAGTAGTTCCGCACCCGAACAATAAAGATATCGATGAGTTATGGAAGGTTCGACTGTTCTTGGCTATGTATGGGCATATTACCTTGACTGAGTCTGGGAATTTGCAATCTCCTCGTATTAACTTCTTGAGCGAACAAATAAGTACATGGAAGAAGGAAGAGAGTGAAGCTGAGAATAGTCGGACTACTTCCATTAATAAAACAATAGTGGGGGCATTTAAAGGGTTGTCTAGAGCATTGGGTGGCAGATAATGGCGGATACGACTTCAGATCTTGAAATGCAAGCACTGAACTTTACGTTTGGTGCTACAGACACAGGTGTAGAAAGTCAAGTAGACAAGGTACAGAATAGTGCGGATAAGGCTGCATTGTTTTTGACACAGTTATCAGGCAAAATGGACACTTTCTTGGCGAATTCCCAGAAAGTGTTTGATCAATTTGCGAATAATTTTGATG